GCCTTCTCTTAATGCCTTCCTCGAAGGCTTCTCTCGATGGCTGGCTCCAAAGGTCGGAGAAGAAGGTCATTATCTTGCAGCTGATTATTCAACCATTCCATGTTTGCAGGTGAACATGGCGGAGGTCATAAATGCAATGGTAGCAGCACAGGCATTCACGAAGAACGAGATCCGACAGGCAGTTGGTTATGGTGCAATTGACGATCCGTTGATGGATGAAGTTTTTGTCTCTATGGGCATGACACCTCTCAGCTTTGGAGATGAGACAGAAGAGGATGTTGAGGCAAAATTAAATGAGTTAGGGCTAAATCATTATCTTAAAAAATGAAACAGGTAGGACTGACATATAAGGAGAGGATAAGAAATGAACGCAGGTATTTTCCTTCGGTGTTAAAGGCACTGGCAGAAAACAGGCATCGAATTATTGAGCTGGCTAAAGATAATGATCCGCGACTGGTTAAAGAGATAGCAGAACAAAAGTTGAATAAAGATAAATTAAGAGGCACAGTTGAAAAGTTGTGGATGGATATTGGCACAGCATCGGCTGGAAAAATTGAAGAAATGATAAGAAGGGCAAAAGGAAAGAGTGTGAAGATTATGTACGGAATGAAAAAGACAAACGGCAGGGAACAGTTATGGAACAGCCGGATGCAGCACTATGTCCGGGAAAGAACTGCATGGAAAATAGAACGGATGATGTCAACACAGCTGGAGATGATTAACCGTGTCATTGATGATACAATTCAGCAGACTATTGATGAAGGTCTTGGCGTTTTGGAGTCGAGGAAGAAACTTGTTCAGAATTTAATGAGTGATGAGTTTGTGGTGATTGAACGCTGGCAGGCAAAAAGAATTGTGCAGACAGAAGTGGGGCAGGCGCAGAACACAGGCAGCTGGGTGGCAGCACAGGAAAATGCTGAAGGAGTAAGAAAGGAATGGCTTACAAGCGGCGATGAAAGAGTAAGAGAAAGTCATGTTCATTTCGGCAATCTTGGCCCGAGGGAGATGAATTATTATTATGCAAATAATTTGCTCTATCCCTGCGATCCAAATGGAGATGCAGAAGAAATCATAAATTGTCGTTGTGTAATTTTATATGATGTTGATTAACTAAAAAATAGAGAAAAATGGAATACAAACCATATCCAAATGAACACGCGGCTCGGGTGCGAGATCCGAAAGACTTCATTGAAGACAGCTTCCGTCGCAAAAACATTGCTGACGGGGTTGATATCATCATCGGCAAGCTGAAAGGCGGAGATGGCAGCATGGTTGTTCAGGCTTACCGCTTTGATGCATCTAAGTTCACCGCCGAGGAAGCGAAGAAATGGCTGAAAGATCACGATATTGATTATATCGATTTTGAGCCTGCAAAAGAGAAAAGGCGGGGAAAGATAATGGAACTAAAGATTTACAATTCACGCATCGAAGACGTGGATGAGACGCAGGGCGTCATCATTAATTATGATTCTGCCTTCAATAAGCTGGACAGCGATGGTGATATTGTACGTCCTGGGGCTTTCACAAAAACACTGAAAGAAAACGTTAAGAGGATGAAGTGGTTTTTGAATCACGATCCGAACAAACTTCTTGGCGTACCTTTCATCGAAGGGACAAAGCAGGACGATTTTGGCTTGTTATCTTATAACAAGATCAACCTTGACAAAGAGATAGGTCGGGACACGCTGGCTGATTACAGGTTATTCAAAGAATACGGTCGCACTTTGGAGCATTCAATTGGCTATGAGGTTGTGAATTACAAGCCTCTTGAGATGGAAGGCAAGTCTGGCCGGGAGATATATGAGATAAAGCTCTGGGAGAAGTCAACTCTCACGCATTGGGGCGCAAATGAACATACACCGCTTGTTGACATGAAGTCGATGCTTAATCTTAGTTTGGAAGAGTGGCTTTCAATGCTTGAGGAGATGCTCGATAGAAAATATTCCGACAATCGCAAATGGGCAGTTGAAAAAATTCTAAAAACAATTGATAAATACAGGTCACCTGATGTCATTCAGCCGCCAGCAGGCACTGAGGTTGTCAGGCCGACATTTGAAGAAGTGAAAAAAATTATTGTTGAATCATTTAAAATTCAGTGAAATGGAAGAAAAAGAATTAAAGGAACTTAAAGAACTCATAAAAGAGGAAGTAAGGAAACTCAATGAAATGAATGAGGCTTTCCGAAAAGGAAGCGAGGAAGATCGCCGGAAGCTCGAGGAAAAAATGGCAAAAGTTGAGGATAACATTGAAAAACTTTCAAAACAGGCCGACGAACTCGAGCTGAAGATGAAAGACTTCACAATCGGCAAAGTACGCAAAGGACTTTTCGATGAGATGAAAGAAGCTCTGACTAAGAAAGAGACAATTGAGATGCTGAAGAAAGGCGGGCAGATAAGTTTTGAACTGAAGGCATCAACTATTGATACACAGACAGCGCTTTCCGGAAGTTCACTGGCAACAGCAGTTGTCATTCCGTTCCGCGAGGCTGAAGTTGGTAAAGCCCCTGATAGGGTTACCTCGATACTTTCAGTCATCAACAAAGCCGTTACCTCATCAGGTATAGTAACATGGGTAGAGCGTTCAGCTCGCACTCAGGGAGCTGCCTTTGTAGCTGAGACTTCGCAGAATCCGCAAAGTGATGTTACTTATGTGCAGAAGTCAAAAACATGTGAGAGAATTGGCACTCATTACAAGGTTACCAGCGCAGCCCTGGAAGATTGGGATCAGCTGTACAGTGAGATTGTCAATGAGGTTATTCCTCAGTTGGAAAGAGAGATTGAGGATAATGTTTTCTCTGGTAGTGGCACTTCGCCAGAACTGTTGGGCATGACGACAAATGCTTCGGCTTTCTCAGTCTCAGGGCTTACGGAAAAAGTTGTCAATCCTAACTATTTAGATGCAATCCGTGCCTGCGTGGCTCAACTTTTGGCAGCCAACTACCTTGGGCCTTTCACCGCCGTTGTCAATCCGGTGGATGCTGCATTGATGGATCTTGCAAAAGACAGCAACGGAGCTTATGTCATACCGCCCTTCCTTACAGCAGACCGCAAACTTATTGCAGGTGCAAGGCTTATTGAGAGTAATCGTATCACTTCGGGTTATGTGCTTGTTGGTGATATGTCCAGGGATACACTTTACTTCCGTAGAGGAATTGAAGTTAAACTTTGGGATCAGGACTCTACTGATCCGGAATATGATCTCAAAACAATTACCGCATCGGCACGCTGCCTGAACAGGATAAAAGAAGTGCATTATGATGCATTTGTCTACGATGCATTCGCGGACATTCAGAGTGCAATAGCAGTACCGATAGCATAAAAAAAGAAAGGAGGTTGAAATGAAAAAGTTATTTGCAATAATGATAATGGTTGCCATTGCAGGGATGACTTTTGGTCAGGTCAAGACAATAAATGGCAAGACTTTGACAATCTATAAGGCACTGGCACCTACCGAATGGTCGTACGAATATACTCCAGCATCAACTGAAAGAATTTCACCGAATAAATATGACACTATTAATCTGGTTGTAATGGCCAACAAGGCCGAGCTGGTTAATCCTTCAGGATATGTTGGAGTTTCATCGAGAGTTGGCACGACAGATACTTATGCTTACATTATTGGAGGCAAGTTTCAGGCTTCGGCTGCCATTACAGCTCTTGAGAGTTATGCTTCACAGACAGCTTCTGCAATAGTTGTTGATACATCGCTGATGAAAAGTGGAATAGCTCCTTATTTAGTACATTACAATGAAAGGCCACATCGCTATTTCTCAATTACGATTGCTAACGACGACTCGCAGAACTCTGCTGACAGCCTTACGCTTTCAAAAATTGTCATCAGGCTGGCGCCGGGTAATAAGTAATTTTTAAAGGGGGAGGGTAATCCCTCTCCCTTAATTTTAAAAAATGAAATTATGAAGACGGTAAAAATACTTAAAGACACAACGCTGAACTTCCACCGACCTGTTAAGGCAGGCGAAATTCTGAGGGTTACTGATAGACATGCTTTTCTCCTTGTTTCGGCAGGTGTAGCCGAAGAGGAGAGCTTTAAGTCTGATAAGGAAGAAAAGGAGGAGAAGGTTGAAAAAGGACCGGAAAAGAGAGAGAAAAAGGTTGAGAAGGTCCCGAGAAAAAGAAGCAAAAAATAATTACTACGATGGCAATACAGGTAAAGGAAATAACACAACTCATCACAGAACCTGTTACAAGGTCGCAGGTGAAGGCTTATATGGGTTATCCTGACAGCTACACTTTCCAGGATGATCTTATTGATGTTCTCATCACCGCAGCGAGGAAATATGTTGAAGATTATACAGGATGTGCGGTTGTGGAGAAGCAATATAAGGTTTATTTTGAGAAAGAAGACCTTGTAAATGGTTGGTTCGAGCTTCCTTTCTATCCTGTGAGTGAGATCGAGGACATAACACTTACCATTAACGGAACTGAAGTTGACTTTGAGCAGAAGGGACTAAAAAGGATAAAAATTTATCCTTCAGCTGTTTTCAGTACTATTCCTGTCGGCTCAAGCCTTTCAGAATGGTATGGAGAGGCTACTTTCACAGCAGGAGAAGAAAACAGTATTGCCAACACGGTTATCATCCGAATTGTCTCTCACCTTTTCAACCATCGTGAGGATGGAATTGATAAGGCTTTTAATTCCTTGCCTTTCGAAACGGTAAAATTGCTTAACAGTTTAAAGGTTGAAATTTGATGGATACAGGAAGGCTCAATAAGGTTCTGACGGTGGAAAGTCTCTCGACAGTGACGGATGACTATGGAGATACTTCCGAAGCCTGGGCAGAGGTAGAGGATGTTCGTTGTTCAATGCAGATGGTAAGCACACAGCGTGCTGTTCTCTCGGAAGAGCTTGTCGGTAAACGTATTTATGAGCTCAACTACTGGGATAATGGTTATGGAGACAATATAAGGTTTTATGACAGCGAGGAAGAAAAATATTATTATCCTATTGAGC